CAACTTCTGTAAGTGCCTATAAGTCTATCATTCCTTTCACTTATACTAGTTCAAAGCTAGATAAGGTTAGGAGAGAGGGACTTATAGTCGCTGCAACCGCAGGTTTAGAATTTGCTATACACACACAAGGTGTGGTTATAGAAGATACAAGTGCCTGCGTAGACACCCGTGATCCCGATAAAGACGCAATTGTGAGTTTTGGTGGAGTGATTGAGACTCGTGGCTATTCTGGAAAGAATATCTGTGGGACTCTGTTGCTTGCTCAGGACAACAATAACCCTTTAATTGGTACTTATTTCTCATCGGATAAGAATAAGACTGATGGAGTTTCCTTCGCCATCCCTCTTTGGAAAGAATTACTGGAAAATATGTCACCCACTGAGGTTTTGACTGTTGAAAATTTAGAGCCATCTCCTTCAGAGATGGATTTCGTTGACCAGAAATTGTCAGGAGATTATCATTGTGTCGGACAGATTGCGAACACTCGTGTTCCATATCAGTCCTCCCGTTCAAAGATATTTCCGTCTATTATCCAAGATGAATTAAGAAAGGAGGGGGTTGATAATGTAACTGAACCTTGCTGTCTCTCTAAGATGGATAAGCGTTGGGTGCATGAGAAATCCCCTCTGATCACTGGATGTGAAAATTTGTGCCAGCCAAAGAAAGATTTTCCTGTAGATCTGGAAGATAGAGTTGTTTCGGCTGCCACAATAAACATCTTGACTTATGCCCGCCCTATTGTTACCTTAGTTGGTTGCCGTACGGTGTCAGAAGCGGTTTGTGGGATAGCGAATTTGGAAGAATATCCTCCCATAAAACGCGATACTTCTGTAGGGTGGCCTTATAATCTGATGAAAAACTCTAAGAATCAGATGATAAGGCGCGACGATATGTTGAATCCGGTTTTCGATGATCAGGAACAAATGATAGATTGTAAACCGGAGGAATGGTTTCAGCAAGACTTGGATGAAAAGTGGCGCCTAAGGGCTGAGGGCAGAGTTCTGCCAACAGTGTTTTGGGACCATTTGAAAGACGAGCGTCGTAAGAAGGAAAAACTACGTCGCCCTGGTGGTACACGTATATTTTCTTTGTCACCCCTAGATTTCCTTATCCAGTACAGACAACTGAATATGGACTATATCGCTGCTTGGACATCAGGCTGGTATGATTTAGAACATGCAGTTGGGATAGCTGTCGACGGACATCAGTGGACAGCACTTGCAAACAAGTTGCTTGCCAAAGGCAATAATATTGTTTGCTTGGATTATTCCAATTTTGGCCCAGGATTGAACGTTCGTCTAGCTGAGAAGTTGGATAGGATGAATCAAGCCTGGTACAAAAAGTACGATCAGAATGTAACTAGTGACCAAAACACTATTCGTTCAGTTATGACTGTGGAGATAACTGAACCATTACATCTCTGTCAGGATATGGTATATCAAACGTTGAGTGGGATCCCATCTGGCCATCCCGGGACGACACCGCTCAATACAGAGGTTAATAAGGCATATATTAAGATGTGTTGGTTAGGACTAGCACCATTGCCTAGTATTGACCTTCAAACATTTCGTGAGAACGTCGCCTTATTTTGTTATGGAGATGACCTAATTATGTCGGTATCTGATACTTGTATAACCTGGTTTAATGCCATAACTATCATGAAATGGTTTGAAAAATTTGATGTTATAGTGACCCCGGCTTCGAAATCTGGAACTATGCAACCGTTTGTGGATTTACAAGCAGCTACGTTTCTCAAACGTGGTTTCTTGCCTCACCCTCAGCCGGTTTGTTTCTAGCTCCC